AGCGCGTTGCCGTTCTCCTTCACGCTCACCACGGAGTTGACCGGGAACTCGCGCAGCCAGAGCTCGGTGCGGCCCTTGCCCGCGCGGTCCCCGTCGTAGAACTCCGAGGTGTACGTCGCCTTCACCAGGCGCCGGCTGGTCAGGCGCTTGATGATCTCGCTCGAGGCCGTGACGAGACGGTCTATGAGCGTATCGACGTTGGCGCCGATCGTCGTGAACTCCTTGACGACGGCGCGTGAGGTGAGATCTCCGGCGGCCACGCGGTTTCTCTACTTCTCCTCGGACCAGTCCTGAGCTGCGAGCAGCGCGGCGTGCGCGGCCGGAACGTCGGACGGGCCCTCGTAGATGACCGTCTCGCCGCTGTCGGGATCCACTATCCCGCCCTTGGTCTGCTCGACCGGGGGCGCCATCCGGATGAACCCGCCGCCGTCCGTCTTTTTCTCTTTCGTCGCCATCTGCGTCATGCCTCCTTGAATCGGTGAAACGGTGGGGCGGGCCATCCACGGGAGAGGAGGTGGCCGTGGCGGCCCGCCCTGCCGGGGGAAAGCGCTAGCCGGGGAGGATCCCCGTGATCACCCCGCAGCCTCCGGGGTAGAGGACGCGCAGCGCGCCGTAGCACGTGTTCTCGAACGGGAACACGCGGGCGTTGCCCGCGGCCTGCGTCATCGCGTAGTCGAACCGCGACCAGTCGTAGGCCCCGACCCAGTCGAAGACCGAGGACACGTTGGCGTCGGGGTACCAGATCTGCGTCGGGAAGATGAGGATCGTGCCCTGCGGGAGCCACGGCTCGACGTCGATCGGGCAGACGTCACCCGACACGGCGTTCATGATCGAGCCCACGTGGTAGCCCTGAAGCAGGTTCCCGCGTGAGACCGTATTGGTCGGATCGACGAAGATCGTCGGCCCACCGCCCGCGGCGACCGAGAGAGAGCTGATCTTGCGGGCGTCCTTCGCCGAGACGATCACGCGGAACCGCGTGAGCTTCGTCGTCTCGTAGATCTGCGCGAAGGCGTCCTGGATCGCCGTGATCTCGGCGCTCGCCTGAGACAGTCCCGCCACCAGGTTCTTGAAGTAGCCCGAGACCGTGCTGTCGAGCTGACGGAAGATCCCGTCGTAGGCCTTCGTATCGCCCGAGGAGTCCGTCGCGGGAACGGAGGCGTCGTTTCCGGCGACCCCGGTGCCGTTCAGGGAGGTGAGCACGATCGCGGTCGTCGTGACGATCGCTTCGAGCTTGAGGTTGGCCGCGCCGGTCGTGGTTCCGACGAAGACGGCGTAGGCGTAGGCGCCCGGAAGAGGCGTCCAGCTCACCTTCACGGCCTTGTTCGAGCCCGTCTGAGATCCGGTGTTGCCTTCAGCGGAGATGTTCGTGACGCCCGTGGAGGCCGCGCCCGCGCCAGGAAGAGCCGCACCGGCCACGCCGGCGAGCGTGCATTCGCCGTTGCCGTTGACCGCGGCGGGAGTGTTGATCGTCACCGAGGCCGCCGCCTGGAACGAGAGGGCGACGATGCGCGCGAAGTAGGTCGTCGAGCTGGGGTTGAGGGAACCCGCCGTCGTCGCGAGCGCGACCGTCGGAGCCGCCGGCGTTCCGAGGGCCGTGGTGACCCCGAACATCATCATCCGGGATTCCTGCATCATCCCGGCGAGCAGGACGTTCGTGGTTTCCTTCGACAGCGCCGGATCGAAGCCCTGAGAGGCCGCGATCGCCTCGCGCGTCACCTTGCCACCCTGGCCCAGGATCTTGAAGTTCGCGCTCTTGGGCGAGACGGTCGAGGCGATGTTCGGAGCCGGGTTGGACTCGGCGACGAAGGGGTAGCCGGGAGTGACGGCGGTGATCGCCTTCCAGTTGACGGCCGTTCCGCCCTCCATGACCTTGCGGGGGACGTACTGACGGAACGGGGACAGAAGCGGGACCAGCTGCTTCGCCGGCGCCTCGAGGAGGTAGCCGGTGAGACCGGTCGTGGTGTCGATCGTCTTGCGGAGCCCCTCGCCCATCGCGGCGAGGAGGGCTTCGGAGATCTTCCCGAGGGTGTCCTCGGAGAGCGCCTGGATGTTCACGTGCAGGACCTCGCGTCCGGACCTGCTCAGGGAGGGAGTCTCGAACCGAAGGCGCTTGGCGGGTCATGACATCGCGGGCGCCGGGATGTTGTGGGCGAGCCGTGCCCGCCCTCGGGGTGCTACTTGCTGCCGTGCGCCGGGACGAACTTCTGAGCACTCGCCATGAGAGCCGCATGCTCCTGTTCGGGAGCCAGCCCCAGGCTCTTGATGAAAGCGACGGCCTGGTCTGGCCCGAGCAGCGTCTTCGTCGCTGCCCCGGATCCGGCGATCGTCTTCTCCTCGACCTTGCCCGCCGTGAGCGGGGCGGCCGGAGTCGCCTTGACGGTCTCGAGGTCCTTCTTCAGGGCCGCGTTCTCCGTCTTCAGGTCCGATGCTGTCTTCTCGAGCGCCTCGATCTTGGGGGTGAGACTCGCGCCGACGGCCTTCGTGGTGTCCTCCACCACCTTCTTCAGGTCGTCCTTGGTGACGAGTCCCGCGAGGTTCTCGGAAAACGACTGCTTGAGCAGCTTGGTGATCTCTTCAGCGTTCATCGCCATCTCCAATTCCCCGCCATCGGGGAGGGTCTTGAGCTCGTCCACCTCGTGCTGGACCATGGCGACGAGCACGTTGCCTAGATCGTTGGTGCAGCGCACCAGATTGGGAAGAAAGTCCGGGGCATCGCCCTCGTAGGCGGCCTCGGCCACGCAGGACTGGCGCAGGTACTTCAGCGAGCTCAGGAGGCTAGCGAGGGTCCCGACGTCGTAGAGCGACTTCTTCAGGCTCCCCGCCTCGAGGGCCGCATGCACGCGCTCGCCGTCCGCGATCGCCTTGTCGATGGTGTCGCCGATGATCTCCGGCTCGGGGTCCGGGTCCGGATCGGGGTAGTCGGGGCCGGTGCGCAGGTCGCGGACGACGGTCTTGTTGAGCAGGTCGCACACGGCGGCGCCGCGGCCGGCGGCGAGCTCGCTCTTGAGGAGCGACGGGGTCCAGCTGATCAGCGTCGGCGCCGGCACCGCTCCGCCCCCAAAGGCTTTCGCGGTCTTCTCGGGATCGAGCTCCCAGGGGCGCGCCGGCGCTCGCTTCACCAGCGTGAAGACGGCGGAGGGCGCGGCCGGGTTATCGACGACGGATGTCTCGGACAGCTCGTAGGCCGTCACGGCCGGGACGTTCTTCCCGTCGAACTTGCGGATCTCCCGCTTCACCGTCCCCGGGGCGCCGCCGATCGAGTAGCCCGTGTAGACGGACTCCTTGCACTTCTTCGCGGCCTCGGGATCGACGATCTTCGAGCGCAGCCCGATCGCCTTCTTCTCGTCGTCGGCCCACCACGCGATGGCCTTGCCGGCCGCGATCGGGCCGTGCATCTCGCGGATGTTCCCGAGAGAGGCCCCCTTCGTCACCTCGCTGAAGGCCTCGGTCCAGTTCGCAAACGCCTTCTTCGACGCCGCGTAGGTCACGACCTCGCCCTGCTTGTCGAGCTCCTCGCAGGTCGCGAGCCCCTCGACGATGACCGAGCCATCGTCTTGAGGCTCGACCTTCGTGAACGGGACGTAGAGGGTGAGGCCCTTCTTGGTTCCGATCTCAGCCGCGACGTGCATGGCGTCTTCCTTCCTGAAGGGCGCGCGCGCGGTGTTTCTGCACGCACCAGTTGCAGAACAGGGCCTTGTTGCCGCCCTCGAAGGTGAGGACGTTCTTCTCGTTGATCCCGAAGAGGACCCCCTTGCAGTCGGCGCAGTAGGTGAGGGCACTTCGGAGGGAGGTGAGCCCGCCCTCGACTTCGGCGAGGCGCTGCTCGGCCAGGCGCAGGCGACGGAAGAGGCGGAAGCGATCGAAGAAGGCCTTCACGCGCGCGCGCAGCGGGATCCGTGGCAGGGGCGGCGCGTGGAGAGCGTCGAGCTCCTCCTTGGCGTTGTAGGCGGGCGCATCGTCGACGATCGGTTCCTGGCTCTTCGTCTCTTCCATGGCTCTCCCCTACTTCCCGACGCAGCGGACCGAGAAGGTGTAGCTGGTACCGGACAGCACCCACCGCACGCGCACCGTGTCCGTGAATGCGTAGTAGCTCGCGAAGGCGCGCCCGGTCGCGGTCGTGAGGTGGATGATGTTGCGCGTCGTCGTGGTGGCCGATGCGGAGTCCTCGGCGCCCTCGGTGCCAGAGGTGTTGGCATCGAGCAGCGTGATCGAGGCCGGAAGGTCCGCGAAGGTCGTGCCCCCGTCGGCCGAGCCCTGGAGGAAGACGTCGAGCGTCGTTCCGGAGGAGACCGCCGTGCAGTCCACGACGCAGGCCAGCTCCTTGAGGTTCGGGACGTTGAAGGCGGCGCCGTTGCCGGTTGCGGTCTGCGCGGCCGACGCTAGGAGCGTCAGGCGCGTGGCACCGGCGAAGGCGGGAGAGCCCGCGGCCGCGGCGATCAGGATCAGGGAGCGCAGGATGCGCGAGAGCGAGCGCCTCATGCGGCACGCTCCGGCCATCGCCAGGTCCCCGGCTCCGTCCCCTCTCCCGCGCTCAGAATCCACAGCGAGTGATCTCCGTCGAGGATCGCCTGTCCGTTGACGCCGGGCTTGTCGGGTCCGAACTCGTCCTTCCACACGCAAACGACGATGAGCGGAACGAGCTGGCCGACGGAGTGATGGTTGCGGTGCGGCTTCTCGCCTGGCAGACGCGCGATGTCGTCCTTGCTCAGGCCGTAGTGAAGGATACGACCGATAGTTGGCTTCATTCCTCTTCCTCCGTGTCCCCTTCGCTTCCCGTGTCCACGATCGGCGCCGCGGCTCTGACGCAGTTGGGGTGCCCCGTGGGGAGTTCCTCGAACTCGTCGACGGACCAGTTCTGCCCGTTCGCCTCGGCGTCGTCCTGAACGCCCGGCTCTCCGGAGGGCGCTCCAGCGCCGTCGTCGTGTCCATCGGGCAGGCACCCAGCTCCGTCGAGGACCTCGACCCGCGCGACCCCGTGCTCCTTGTAGGCGGCCGAGGCGCCGCGGTTGTACGCGCGCGCGGTCTCGGTCCGGGCGATCGTCTCGGCGCGCCACTTCGAGAAGGCGACCTCGCGCAGCTCCGAGGTGAGCTCCTGCGGGCTCCAACCCTTCTCGATCGCTTCCCCGACCAAGGAGTTGATGTCCGCGCGCAGGATGTCGGTAATCGCCCAGCGGGCGTCCGGGTTGTCCATGAGGTGGCCGGCGACGAGCTTCTTGCCGACCAGTTCAGCGGCGCGCGACCGCGCGTAGGAGAGGGCAGCTTCAGGCGCGGATTCGAAATCGAACCCGAGGACACCCGTGGCAGCCTCCGCGCCGGCGCCGGCCGCGCGCCCCAGTATCTTGCCCAGCTCGCCGGCGAGCTCGTCCCAGCCGGGCCCGAGGTCCCCCTCGTCCCGCTTCGCCATCGCCGTGAGGGGCTGAGCAGCGGAAAGCCGCTCCAGCGCCCGCTTTTTCACTGCGGGGTATGCCAGAGAAAAGGTGTGCATGACCGCCTTGTAGACCTCGCGCTCGGCGCGCGCGCGCTGGATGGCCGGGGCGGTCTTTCGGCGGGTTTTCTCGAGGGCGAAGGCCGCGTCCACTTCCCCTGGGTTCGCGGACGTCATGAGGCGCGTCTCGAGCCGCTTGCGCATGTCCGTGGGGATCAGCTGAGACTGGAAGCCCCGCGGCTCGCGCCCCGCGGCCAGGTCCCGGCGGGCGACCTTGCGCCAGCGCGCGAGCTCCATCTTCACGGCCTCGTCATCGGCGCCTCCATTGTTCCCGGATTTGCCCGGGCCCTTGTTCCCAGCGCCGTTGCCACCGCCGCCGGCGCCGGGCTCTTGCGGATCCGGTGGCCCCTCGAGGACGTCGCGCAGGCGCACGGCACCCTGAGCCGTGTAGATCAGGGGTTCGGCGCCCAGCTTGTCCGGCAGCGGCTCCTCCCCGCGCCGCGCGCGCACCTGGTCGAGCGTCCGGGCACCGCGCGCCAGGAGTCGATCGTCCTCCTCGAGCGCGAGCTGCTCGTTCTCCTCGCGCGCCTCGATCCAGATGAACTCCGCCCAGGGGATCCCCATCCACACCCGGATGTACTCGTTGATCCGAGCCCGGATGAACCGCTTCACCGGCTCGACGCCCTGGGTGTTCTGGCCCTGGTCCATCTGCTCAGCCGAGGCACGGTTGACCATCTTCGCGACCCACATCGGGGAGACGCCGAAGGCGAAAGAGACGACGCGGTTCACGTACTCGTCGAACTCGTACTTCCACTCTTCGTCCTTCGTGGGCTCGTATCCCGAATCGGCCCCGCCCGGAACGAACCACATCCGGCCCGCGCGCCGCGCGCTCTCACCTTCCATGCGCGAGTCGAAGAAATCCTGGATCTTCTGGATCTGCTGGTCGGTCCAGGCCGCAGGGACGCGGTAGAGAGCGTCCGGGAGCGTGCCCGTCGTGTAGAAGTGCAGGTAGTGCAGCTCGCGGCGGATCGCGAGGTTGATGATGATCGCGATCATCTCGACCGGGGGCTGGCCGTAGAGCGTCCAGCTGCGCGCGTTCTTGGGGCGGTAGAGGATCTGCGCGGTCGAGAACTCGGTCTCGGGGCGCCCATAGAGGATCTGCTGATAGGCCGGCGCCGGCGGGAGCGGGGCCTGCCCCAACAGGTCTGCGATCGGCTTGATGGTCGTCCCGTCGATGAGCTGAAGGGCTATCGGCCGGCGGGCTCGGTCGGTGCGCGGCAGTAGCGTGACCGCATCCGTGACGAGCAGCTCGTCGATGAGCTTGGAAGTCCACGCATCCCAGGGCGTGGAGCGGTCCGGCATGTCGAAGAAGGTCTTGAGTGCGTCGACGTCGCCCTGAAGGGCCTTTGCCTCGGTCTTGTACTTCTCCCGGACGACGATGTCCCAGTCTGAGGAGAGGACCGCGGAGCGAATCGACTGGATGACGGCCCGGGTGGTGCCGTGGGAGTCCGCGAGGGCGCGTAGCATCGCAAAGGGCGCCAGGCGAGGATCCTCCGAGCGCGGGGAGACGTTGAGGTTGGTCCCGACGCGGACCTCGTAGGACCGCGGCAGCGCATCGGGGGTGACGACGGTGGGCTCGAGAGGAACTCCCGGCTCCATTCCACGGCCGTCGTCGGTGGGGCCAGGACCGCGGTAGGCGTCGACCGTGCCCCGAAGCGCGGCGCCCACGACGCTCCCGGCCACGCGGCCGACGAAGGACGCGGCCTGAACCGCGAGGGAGGTGCGCGCGACTGCGGCGCCGGTGCGGACGCTGCTCACGCCTTGCGCTCCTGGCTCTTCGCCTGGTCCTTCTTCTTCATGAAGGACATGAGCCCCTGGTGCGGGGCCGCGCGCCGGCCGTAGACGGCCAGGGATAGGGCGATCACGCGGTCATCGTGAAAACCCTCGGGGGCGCTGTAGCGGTAGCGGCCGGAGGGGAGCTGTTCGAAGGCGAAGATCTCGAGCTCGGCCAGGAGGCCCTCGTCCTCATGGATCCGGATCTCTTTCGACTCGATCGCCTTTGCCAGGCCGATCACGAGGCCGGATTTCGTGTCGTTCGTGAACTTCACGCCGTGCACGGGGAGCCCGCGGTTGACCAGATCGTCGAAGACGGGATCCCCGACCCCGGTGGAGTCGAGAAACAGCGGGGCGTTGTTCCAGCTCGAGCTGAAGTCCGCGCACCTCTGGATGATCTGCGGCCAGGGCAGCTGGTGGAACCGCTCGCCGGCGGAGGTCTCTCCCGTCTCGATGTCGGTGGCGTAGAGGACCGTGAAGTCCTCATGCTTCGCCAGGTCGCACCCAGCGACGTATTCCCGGCCGGGGACGGGCTGCACGAGACTCGATCCCAGGATATCCCGCACGCCGCGGAACACGGCGCCGGCGTCGTCGAGGAACTCGGCGAGGATCTCCTGGCGGAAGACCGCGTCGGGCATCTCGGCCCGCATGGTCTCGATGAACTCTCGAACGTGAGGAGAGGGGTTCTCTGTCGAGGGCCCCGACATGAACCCGTAGGCGGGCCAGTCGCCGCTTCGGGCCTTCTTGACCCACTGCGCAAAGAAGTTCCGGGAGCCCTTTGGGGTCGAGGGCGCGACGATCTTCCCGCGCCGGATCATGACCGCGGGGATGATGGCGCGCCTGATCGCATCATCGGACGTACGCGCGGCCTCGTCCGAAATGACCAGGTCGTAGTTCCGGCCGATCGCGGCGTCCCCCGTGAAGACCGACCGGAAGAAGACCTCCGAGCCGTTCCAGAAGGTCCCGCGCTCCTCGCTGTGCGAGTAGTCGCGCATCGCGGGACGCCAGTAGTCGAGGAAACGCTCCTTGCCGATCGTGAAGAGGTCAGGCCGCGGCGCCGTCCAGAGGATCCTTCGGCGCGGGCGCTCGAGGGCGAACTCCCCGCCGATGTCGCACATCCCGGAGGTCTTCCCGGCCTGCCGGCCCATGGCCGCAGCGATGAACCGCAGTTGCGGATCCGCGACGAGCTCGGCGAGCTTCTGTTGCCACGGGAGCCTGGTGGGGATGCGGACCTGGTGGAGGACCTCGACGCTACTCATCGTCGCCGGCGCCGTCACCAGAATCAGAGTCGCGCGTGTCGGGGTTGCCCTCGACGCGCTCGATGCGGACGCGGTGGAGGACCTCGCCAGTGAGCTCCTGGACCTGGCGAGGTTTGCCCTGCAGGCGATCGAGAAGCTCTCGAGCTGCCTTGAGACGGATACCGATGTACCGACCGCAGTAGCCGCGATCGCCGCGAGACACATGCACAAGAAGAGCGATGTGCTCCGCAATGAGATCGTTCTCGACGCCGCGCCGTTCAGCTGCGCGGATCGCCTCGATGAGCTTGAGCTCGCCGTCGGCGAGGGACTTGCGCCCAGCCCCGCTCGTGCGGTTCCCCTTGCCGGGGCCGTCGCCCTTCGATGGCGTCTTCCTTCGTGCTCGAGCGGCAATCGCCCTACCCAGCCTCGAAAGGACCCCTGCTCAGGGAGGGCGTCGTGGGCGGGCCCGTGCGGGTCATGAAGCCGCGGGGCGGTACTTCGACGGGAGGGAATCTAGATCAGGTCAGGTGCCAGGGTGGTCGACCGGCGATAGGAAAGTTGCGCGACCTGATTGGCATCGGACGCTTCAGCCCAGAAAGCCTTTGAGAAATATCGTGAGAATCCAGAACCCAAAGAAGGCGAGGATCAGCAGAAAACAGCCGAGTCCGATGCAGCCCGGGACGTTCCATCCAGAGCCCCTTCCGGCCATGGGCACGTCTCGGCCGCAATGCGAACAGACGCGCGCCTGCCGGTTCATCTGTTCCAGGCAGTGTGGACACTGCATTTATCCCTCCCTGCCGCCCTTTTTTCGATGGCTTGGGGTCAGCTTACCCCAGGTCCAGCCGAGCCCCTACGCGACCCGCTCCCAGTCGACCCGCGCGAGCTCCAGGCCGTCCGTTTTGACCATCATCTTCCGGCAGATCGTGACCGCGGTCCCGCGTGCGGCGGCGTAGAGCTCGCGCCAGTTGTCTTTCGTGGCGCAGATCTCAGGGCCACCGCCGTGTGGCGAGCGAGACACCTCCACGAGAGACCAGCGCAGCGTGTTCAGGTCATCCCTGCAGACGAGACAGAACGCTGTGTCCGCGACTCTCACGCTCACCTCGAGCCGGCACGAGACTCCCTCGACCATCTTCCCGGGCTCGGTGTAGAACCGAAAGACTGGGATCCACGTCCCGGCGCGCTCGCAGCCCTTCACCTGGCAGGTCATCGCTCCCCGCGCCTCCGTTCCCCGACCAGGACGAGACCGTACACGGCCAGGCCGGTTATG